GAGGAAGGTGAAATGTATAACATAGAATCTTTGTGCATGAATCATGGATTAATAAATGCCGGAATACCCTGGGATGTTGCTTTTACTTCTTTAGGTGAAAAAGATAAATCATACATAATGTCATTAGAAAAGCATGGAGGATTAGGCGTAGATCCAAAAATAAATTTAAGTACAATACACATGGCAAAAGGTGGAGAATGTGATAATGTTATGTTGTTGACAGATTTGTCTCGTGCAAATCAAGATGAAATGGAAGTTAGTCCAGATGATACAGACAGAGTTTTTTATGTAGGTGCAACTCGTGCAAAGAAATCATTACATATTATAAACCCCCAAACAGAGAGAGGATACTTTATATGATAAATAAAGAAGAAATATTAAAGAAAGCAGAAGAGCTTGTCACTGGTGACAGGAACAAAACACATGGAGATGCATTTCAAAACCATGCAGAGATTGCAGAATTTTGGAATATATTTTTAGACAAAAAGTTACAACCAATGGCTAGTATTACAGCAGAGGATGTAGCGTTGATGATGGTGTTATTAAAAATATCAAGACACACACAAGGAACAAAAAACAATTTGGATAATTTCATAGATATGTGCGGTTATGCAGCTATAGCAGGGGAAATTAATGAATCAGGATCTATTTAGAAAAGACGAAGTAAAAGCAGAGTGGCTACACCCCACAGAAACACCTTCAATGAAAGGTAAAGACGTGGTAGCTATTGACTTGGAGACGTGTGATACAGAATTAAAAAAAATGGGTCCAGGATGGCCTAGAAAGATAGGATCTGTCATAGGCATTGCCATATCCAGTGGTGACTTTACTGCTTACTATCCCATAGCGCATGAGGGTGGTGGTAACATGGATAAATCAGTTAT